GAAAAACAATTCACTTTGTTTTTTACAGTATTTGATATGATCGGGCCATATTAATTTTTCTCTACAAAAATCAGCGTTTAATTCAGGATCACCATCAGCAAAAAGAACATAAGCCTTCTCCCAGTGGCCGTATAATTTTTCTTCTATTAACAAAGACATCATTTCGTTTATACTGTTCCAGTCAACTGAACTTACTCCATCAGGCTTATTTACTTTACTTATTTTTATATCTACCTGTCCCGGCTTTTCATAACTTATATCAAGCTTACATTTACAATTTGTAAGACATTTTGTATCACCGGCTTTGGGAGTAGTAGGCAGAGTATCTGTGGTATAAGGGCTTCCGGCTGCAAGCATTATACAATCATGGCAATGCTCAGAAGGATTCATTTTCCAGTTAATTTTGGTCCCTGAAGAAGGCATTGCGTCAACCCTGCCTGCCTCAAATATAGAATCGAGGAATTCAACATACATATTCAACCTCTGGCTATAATCCATATCTCCGGATTTTGTTAATATATCATTAACAAATTTATCAAAATATTTATACTCGGCTTTTCTGACTTTATCCAACCACCGGTAATCTTCACCGGGAAGCCGGAAATAATTTAGATTAAGGCCGGTTGCTTCTGTGCCGAATTCAAAAGCAATTTCATATGCCAGCTTAAATTTATTCCTGGCACTGTTTTTAAATTGATTTTTTGTAATTTTCCCAGAAACAAACTCACCGAGCAACTCCTGCATTTCTTTTCCGAATGCTTTTTTAAATTTTTCATAATCATCTTTTGCTTTTTCATAAGCCCCAATATTCGGAGTAGGATTAAGGCTTTTAGAAAGGGTAACAAGAATTTCCTTTTCATCACTATTGGTATTCTTGTTACCATAGGATTTCGCAGAAGTCCCAGGCATATTCTTTTCAACTAAATATGTATCTTCTCTAATATCAATATACATGTTCTTCTTTTGCCTCTTTCCCTAATCTCCAATCAGTTAACATTGCTATATCTTTTAATCTGTTTCTGTGTTGAAGTTTTACCATCTCTATATTAAGTGAAGTTTGAGGAGTAGCAGGGTTCAATTCCTGTGCAAGGCTTATTCTACTCCTCAATTCTTCTTCATTATCAATTTTTATTTGTTCTATTTCCTCGTCGGTTAAATTCAATAAATTTTTATATATCCACCTATCGGAAATGGTTGTCACTGTTTTATATTTTTCAGCTATTTCACTCTTAATCTTCTCCATTTCCCAGCGTCTTAATTCATCTAAAGTGCTTATGTAAGGAAGTTTTATATAATAAGTAACAGTACTTGGAGCTATATTATTTAATATAAGCTCAGTATCAGCCATTTGCCTGATTCCTTCCTGATAAACATATTGAATTCGTCTTACGGTTCTTGCAAATTGAATAGTTTGCTCGCCTAAAGTAGCTTTAGCATTTACGGTTTTATCATCAGATATAAAAGATTTAGGTATCTTCCATCCTGCAAGTTTCTTATCTCTAAAGTAATCTACATCTACTATTTTTGTATGCTCCTGTGCTTCCAATACTTTAACATCTGCAGGAGAACCATCTCGAACCCCTATAAACAAATCTTCTTCTGCTGACATTGGGTTGTAGCTTAAATCCATTTGATTGGTTGCAGCATTAATGGTGGGTTTTTTTCTATATTCTTTCTTGACTTCTTTTACGTATTTAAGTGCTTCATAAGGATCGTCAAATTTAGAAATATCAACTTTGTGAGCATATCTCTGAACTGCACGGACAAGACGAGAAATTACTAAACTATCTTCCATCATGGAAAGTTGTTTTGAAACTTTTCTTGTAGAATAGCCTATACCGGTACCATATTTACTGTTTCTGTGTTTCTTCATTCTAAAATGAATTACTTGCCATGGATAAAAATTTGCAAGCACTTGATCTGTATCTGATTTCTGAATAAATCCCAAGAGCCGACCATACCGGTCTTCGTTTCTGGTTATAGTCCTTCCGTCGAGATTTTTTAATCTATCTATTTCCTTCGAAGGAGTTATCACTATTTCTTCGAAGCTTTCTCCGTATTTTGCAATAGTTCTATTAATACTCCATGTCTCGGAATTCAGTTTTAATCTATTTTTCATTGCCGTGAATATATCATTTGCTTTTTTATCTTCAGTGACAAACTCTACAATTTCGTCTGTTTCAGAATCGCCGCCGCTCGCATTATCAGCATAAATATCAAGAGTAGAATCAAATTCAGGATCCTCTGCTTCCATCTGATCGTATTGATCATACATATCTTTTCTAAATTGAGATATTTGAAGTTCCTTTACATACCAATCGTAACTTGAAGTATACGGAGGATCAACATCAGAAATATTACCTCTAATTTCTTTTGAAGTATCAGTATTAGAAATAGGTTTAATATCTGCTTTCCTCAAAAAGAGTCCATTTATTGTGTTCAGTAAACCATCGAAAATCTTCATTTCTACTCCTGAAATAATATAAAAATAAGGGAATGAGTCAAATTAAATAGGGGATGAGCCAAATTTCTTCGACTCATCCCCTTATTTTTATTTTCGGTTGTTATAATTTTATTTTAGCAGGTTATGTATATAATGTCAATCTATAGAATATAATTATATAGATATTTTTTATATTAGCATTATCGGCATATTTTTTTTTAATCCTTGCGGAAAATCCTTATCGTTATTATATTCTTCTTTATTATTTTGTTTTTTAAATCCATTAGGAAATTTTTCATATTTTGTTTCCTCTTCTTTTATTTGCCCATCTAAATCTCCGGGTGTTACCATCGATGGATAATTCTCCGGATTACATCCACCAAATCTATACCAACATAAATAACGGAGTGCTGATATTCCGTGATTATTTTTGTCTTCTCCCTCTTCCGAGTTTTTCTTTTTTATCCAGTTAAGCAGTTCTGTTCTTAATACTTTGCATTTTTTTGAAATATACAGCTTTGGCCTTGGAGAAGAAGGGGGCCTTAAAAGTCTTCTTACTAACTGAGTGCTTTCATATATGCCACATTTTACAGGTTTTTCGGGGATTTTATGATTTCTCATTGTTTGCCGATCTGAAGGATTTTCAGGGTCACAACACCATACACGGGGTTTATATTTTTGATTATATCGTGTCCATGCTCCAAATTCAGAACATAATTCTTCTGCAGTTTTTTGAGTTTCAACAAGTTCATCAAAAACATAAACATTATCGGAGCTGTCAATCTGGGCAAATATTGAATGAATAGGATTACTTAACCCAAATTCCTGAGAAGCATCTACCGGTAAATTAGGATTAGATTCATAATCAATAACCTGAACATCTTCATTATACATGGGAAACATTCTACCACTTCTGCCGGGCCTACGACAGAGCCATTCACTGTCGAATACCACTACATCAAGAGTAGTAAACTTTTTCCATACTTCAGTTATTTTATAATGACCATCTGAAATTTTTGCTTTCCCTTCACAGATAGACGCAAATGTTTCAGGTTCGCCTTCTTCATTCCACCTTATTATTTTTTCACATTGCTCACATGTAGGGAATTTACATCTCTCTATAATTTCCCATATACACCATGTATACATTTCCCAGAAGGGTAATGTACCGTCATTTATGCTATCAATAATTTTTTGCATTGAACCAGTGGAAATCTCACTGTCTTTTCTTGTGGAATCCAGTATTAGTTGTGATTTATATTCATCGCTTGCATGAGGCATAGAGAAGCCCTGCTGCAGTATTCTCCAAATGGTTAAATCAACTTCATCCCAAAATACAATATTAGGATGCGGGGAATTAACACCTGTGGCAGTTCCTATAACTATTTCAACCTTTGATTTATTCTTATATTTTGACATTTCCATGATAGATGATATTACTTCATTACTTAAAAAATTATCTTCATGGAATTCCTGTAAATAACTGTAACATTTCTGAGCTTGATCTTTAATTGCACCGACAATTGCACTTTCAATACCAGGTTTAAATTTTACATTTAAAGCATTTACAATAGCTACAGTTTGAGTTTTACCACTGTCACGAGAGGCCAGAATTAACTTATTATCTTCGCCTTTCCCGAAAAACATATCAGAAACAAATTCAAAAGGTGAACGATGATGTTCACATACCTTTTCTCTTGCAATATGAAATCCAAGAAATTCTTTAATGTATTTATGAAGCTGAATTTCATCTTTTGGAGCATTATTCATTAATGTTTGTTTTATTTTTTCGATGCTCATATTCTTCCCATAGTATTTCTAATTCTTCTTTTGTAAGTTCCATATGAGTATTATTTATATTCCCGGAAAGATCTAATTTATCTGTAAGTATACCAAAATGTTTACAGAGTAAAGTTAAAGCAGTGACTTTATCATGTAGTTTTAATTCAATCCCGTGTTTCGTCTGTTTAATTCCGGCTATTGCTGCAGTTTTCTTTCTATCCATACCATCAGTGGTATATATTTTTACTATCTGTTCGTATAAATCTTTCTCTCCATCTTCAGATTTCCCTATGGAAATATCTTCTACTTTTAAATAATCTGAAATATTAGAAAAAGCAATACAGGCAATCTCTTGAATTACTTTATCCTCTGTAATATCAAATTTTTCCTGTCTTAGTTTCATTTTTTCCTGAATAGCTTTCTGCATTTTAGGTGTTTCAAAAAGTCTTTTTCCGGCAGCACCTGCACTATTTTCATTTTTTGCTTTATAACCCGCACGAAGGTAAGCCTGAGTTATGTTAAAATCCAATAAATATTCATCCCTAAATCTTTCTTGCTTCGAGCTTAACTTGTCACCCATTTTTCATTTTTCACCTCCAAAACAGTATGCCCGGTCATAACAACCGGGCATACGTATTTGTATACATATTTGCATATTTTATTTAATATTAACACATTATGTATTCTCCTGCAACAGTTTTTTTGCTTTATTATCTTTAATAATGTATTCTGAGCCACATTTATGGCACATAAATTTAGAGTGTTTATCACTAAGATATTTCTTTCTTACGAGAGTAACTTTACATTTAGGACATGTATGATTATTCATTTTTTTGTGCCACCTTTATATTATTGTAGAGCAACGTATCAATTTTCTTTTCATTATCTTCTATTGTTTGAACGATTGTTTTCAATGATCGGATATAACTTGAAATCTCTTCTTCCCTTTCGTCAATCTCACAGTCATCCATTGCCGGTTTCTTTAAGGCTTTTTCAAGGTTATTTAATATCTGTTCTGCATGTTGTGATATTTTCATATATTATCCCTTTCTTTTTTACCTCTATTTTTAGTATGTCTTCCAAGTAGTTTATTTTTACAGTCAGGGCAAATAGTATCATAGGTATCCGGTGGAAATTCTGCCGGAATTTTCTCCCATTGATCAGTTTTTTCATTTTTTATTCGTCTGCACCATGCACAGAATTTCATATTTTATCATCTCCTTTTACTTTCTTTTCCTATTAATCTTCCGGCTCTTTTTAGCCACTTTACCTTTCTTTCTTTTTTGCCGGGCTAAAGGATCTCTTGTTTTTTCTGTTTGATAACATCTCTCTACAGGATGAGGCTGCAGTGCCATTGCTATTCCCATAATCATTGCGGTTGCTAGATTTTTATTCACTTATAGACCTCCTTCCACAATAATTACAGTAATAATAGTCATCTTGTTTCTCGTAATCATAAGCTCCACAGCTGGCACAATTACTTACCGGATATTTAATAAATTTTGGTTCTTCTTTCTTTATTAAATATGGCGTTACTACTGAATAATGTTCCGTAGTATCTAAGTTTATTACCTGTATTATTGGGGTACCATCGGGACAAGAATATTTAGTTTCTATAGGTATCTTTTTGGGAATGCAATAATCTTCTTTTATATAACCAATATTATTATTATTTAACTCTGCCTGTTGTAATTCACTTATTTTCTTTAAATCACTTAAATCACAGTAAGTTATCATTTTCCGGTGCACCTCACTTTCTTAAAGCATCTCCCTTGCTTTAGCTACATTTTCCCAAGTTTGACTATGAGATTGAGCCATTAAAACATCTTCCTTCCGCAATAATTACAGGTATCATTTGTGTAATCAAAAGCACCACAGCCTTTACATGGGTCTTTTTGCTTCGTCTCTGATTTTAATTCAGCAGTTATATTCCAGTTTGTTTCTTCTTCGATCACTTCAGGATAGATATATTCTACCGGTGAAAATCCCACAGGATAATAAACTTTAGAATTAATCCTGGGGTTTAAAGCAAGTTTAAGTCTGTCGCAAATACTATCCGTTAAATCTTGTGCTAAACCATTAGATTTATTAACATGAATATTATAAATAAAATTATTATCTTGCTCTTGCTTTCTTTGCTTCTGCCTGATTTTACGAATTCTCTCTTCTCTGGGTAAATCTCTTCTGACTGCATGGCCCGGCGGGCAGAAGTTTTTATATTCCTGCTGTAGCTGGTTTAATCGTTCTATTTCTCTATCTTTTTGCTCTTTCTCTTTTATTTTCATCTGCATCTCAAAGAATCGGTCTTCTTCAGATGTATCCCCTTCAACCAGATGACCTGATGAGGAACAAGAATGTTTATTATTTTTTTGGTAAATAACTTCTTGACAGGGTAAATCAACCATGCAATTTTTATGCGTCATATTGATTACCTTATGGCAAACCATACTAAATATAATTAATATGGAAAATATAAGGAGTAAGAAAACACAAAATATAATAAATTCAAACATAATCACACCTTACTACTTGCTCCTATTAATCTCACAATAAGAGCAATAACACTTATATTCTTCCTGTCTTGCATTCTCTATCAATTCAAGAATTTCTTCATCACTCAAGTCATGGTCTACAGTAAACCTGTAAACACTTTCCCCTCTTTCTTCCACTTCGTCAATCCACTTATCATAAAGATCGTTTATCTCTCTTAAATATTCAAGTGTTATATGCTCTTCACCACGCCTGTCTCTTTCTGTCTTTCTTTTAAACAACAATTCTGGATCTGCTTTCAGGTATAAATAAACATCAGGCTTCCTCACTGTTTTCGATAAATCTTCGTAATGCTTTAAATATTGCTTCAAGGCTTTTCCAGTGGTGAACCCGTCTAATTCCTGTTTTTAGCAAAAATCATGGCATTATCTTCCATAGTTCTTTCAATAATGTTCAGGTCTTTATCAGATTCCATAGCATCACTCATATTCATACGTTTCCGGTCAAGCATTAAAAACTGCATAGTGGGAGTCCATTTCCTTTTATCTACATAATAGGCCTCAATTAAATGTTCCTGGCTCTCCAGATCTTCAATGAATATTCCGGCATCTGGAAGTAACTCTATTAATTTTTTACACATAGTACTTTTCCCGGTAGAAATATTACCGACTATTGTCATCGTTGGCATTCTTCTTTTCCTCCTTATCTATCTGCTTTATGCCTTCCTGCCAGTCTTTTTCTGTTATTATGTCATCGTATACTTCTTCTATTTGCTCAAGCTTTTTCATAAACGGGCAGTCATAATTTTTAAATTGCTCCTGCATCTCTTTTAAATACTGATTATTAAACTCCTCATCTTTCGTTATAGTAAACACGCATTCAGGTATATTCTCCTGAAAATATCCACAACTACAAGCTAATACTACTTTCCCATCTCTTATAGTTGGAATTAAATAACCATGACTGGAATCTTCTCTGCAAGTAAGAGGATGAATTATTCCATGTAATGCAAGCTGTTGAAATCTTGTTACCCTTTGCATTACATCAGAATTTTTTCTATTTTTTTTATCTTGTTTCTCCTGGTTAATCTTTTCAATGAGAGGTTCGAAAAAGGCCGGGGCCTCATGTAAAAGTATCATCTTTATTTCTTCAGCTATCTCTCTTATTTCCCACTGGGCAGCTTTGTCCGTACGAAGTTTTACGAAATCGAAAAACGCCTGGAAATTTCCACTGACTATTATTCTTGTCTTACAGGCATTAGGTAATAAATACCTGGCATCTTCTTTCGGGATATTATATTTATCAATGAGGTCATAATAAAACCAATTTTGTTTTAAACAGTCTGTTATATACAAATCGTAAGCTTTTTCATTATTCCGTATTGAGTCCGGTATAATAAATAATTCTTCAACTTGTTTTCTCCAGTTTTCTGCGGTATTTTCTTCACTTATTTTTGGAAACTTTACATATCTCTGGCTTTCCTGCGTATAAGCCAGATGAGTGTGTCTTACTAATTGATGGCTACAGGCACGGCTGCAAATTATTTCAAAAGAAGCATCACAGTGACGGCCCACTGACAAATGCCCTTTTCTCACAAGTTTTCTTACAAAATCCTCAGAGTTTTCCTTGCAGTCTGTTGCTGTGCTTGTCCTTGCCGCATATTCTATCGTTTTGGCATAATCTGGAGTTATGAAAAGCAATTTAACCATTATTTTCTTCCTCCTTTAAATATTCTTGAGTAGCAAATATTAAATCAATAAATGATTCCATAAGCTTTTTTTTATTAATCATATCTTTTAAATGTTTTTTCTCTTCCTTGATTTTGCCCTTACATTCTTCTATTTCTGAATTTAATATCTCTAAATCTGAATATATAGTATTCAGATTTATTGTATCTACAAAAGTCTTTTCGTTATATTCTGCCATTTCTTTATTAGCTTCTTCTTTTGTCAACTTACGCCACCTTCCTCTATCTTTACTATTTCCCTGTTTATCTCGGTCAAGTCTGTTATTATTTCTTTAAATAATTCTTGAAAATTTCCCTCAGAATATTTTAAATATGTACCGTATTTTTTCATAATTTTCTCGATTTTCAATATAAAATTATCAAGTTTAATTTTAGGAATAGTTATTTTTGTGTTATCTGTTTCAGTTTCACTTAAGTTATAAGGCTCGTTACAGTTTATACAACAAAGTTCTATCTCTTCCCGGCAATTACGGCAATACATGTTAATATTCTCCTTTCTTGTTGCATTGGCAACAATTATTGCATAATCCACAGATCAGGCATAATCTGGGCTTTCTTAAAATATCTTCAATGACAAAAACATCACATCTTTCACATTTACCAAGAAAATACATATTACTTTACTTCCTATTTATTATTTATCCGTATGGACATATATACCATTTAAGGCACCTTCAATACCCCACAGTGTCACGAAACCCAACATTATTAATACATCGTAAAAATGTATTGGCTGCTTGTAAAAACGATAAATACAGAATATTAAAAGGCATCTTATGATGAATAAAAACAAATTGGCTCCTATAGTAATTATTATTTTTTGCATATTTATTTACAATTCTCCTCCACATTGGTGTTATAAAAACGCCTGCTACCGTCAACGTGTGTAAACCATACGTTGACGGTAGCTAAAAGATATTTATTTGTTTCTGTAATTTGATAGTTTTTATCTAAATTACCCATCTATTCATTCTCCTTATTTTCCTCAAGTAAAGTTGGATTTAATATGTTAAATAAGTCAAACTCTTCTTTAGTAATTTCCTTGTAATTTTTTAAATAATAACGAAAATTACAATTTATTTTATTAAATTCGTCTATGACAAAAAATGGATGATAATTTTCAATAATAGACGTCGTTGCCGTTATTCGGGTATTATATGTAATATTATTTTTTACGCTTTTGACTTCCATATCATACAAAAACCAATAATATTTGCCATAAAATTTTTCTATACTTTCTAAAACAGGACTTTTATTATTAGATGACTCCATGTTTATCTTTCTCACTCCTTAAATCTATACATTAACTGAATATAGGCCCCGGTATTACTACAGTTATTACACTCGAAGTCTTCCTTTATTCTTATTATTTCTTCATTGCTTTCCGTAACAGTATTATTATCCGGGTGAAAGCAATTATTACAAATCAATCGAAATTCTTCAGTCATTACCCCGTTATTACGTAATTCACAGAGAACATGCAGCGCCTGTAATTCCGTGATACCCGTGTGTTTTGACATGACATTATCAAACAAATAGCGGCCTTTATACCTGGCAGTATATTTCTCAATAAAATCCACTACCCTTTCAGTATCAAATTCCCCAAAGTTTTCCTCTTCCACCACCTTACGTATTAAGTCCCTAACCGGCTTCATAACTGCTTACTACCCTTCTCTCAATAAATATTTCCGTCTCACCGGCAATTGTAACAATTCTTCTTATCCCGGCATTAATAATTATTGGCATACAGATTGAACATGGGGCGGTGTTTTCTACAAGGCAATTCTTCTCTACATCGAAGCCTACCAGATAAAGTGTTGCACCTTTACATTCTTTCCCGGCTTTTATTATGGCATTCACTTCAGCATGGACAGCAACGCATTCACTATAGCCCTGCCCCTGGGGAATATTCTTTTTCTGCCTTTCACACGGGCCACAGTCACAGCAATTAGGCTTACCTGAAGGACTTCCATTATAGCCGGTAGATATTATTACATTGTCTTTTTCTATTATTGCCCCGTATCTTCTCCTGTTACAGGTAGAACGAAGTGAAGCCACATAGGCAAATAGTAAATTCTGTTCTTTCCTTGAAATTCTGTGTGTTACAGGAAACACTGAGTTTATTTCCTGTATTTTCTGGGTCAATTCTTTAGATAGTTCCATGTCTTGTTTCCTTTACGTTTTATTGTCCTTTCGCTTCTACGTGAAAGACATTTTTTTATTCTATTTAATTATAATTTTACTTCTTATAGTATTCTATACCTATTAGAAAATATACTTCTTTTTTTTACTAAATAGTTAAAATATTTTTAATTAAGAATACTGAGAAATTTCAGGATAAGCCTGTCTAAGTTTCATATACAACTCAGGATAATTAAGCCTGATAAATACAGCACTTCCCATGTGTAATAAATCTTTTGCAGTCAAATATCCGAGACGAATATTCAGCTTATTCCCATCCACTGGCACCTTTGAATATACCGGGTGAAAAGGTAAATTATAGTGGCATATTGCACCTGCCACGTCGAATACATCAAAGTAAATAAGTGGATAGCACACTGTTATAGGAGAAGGCACTTTTGTTTTAAATATACTTCCATGAATTTTACAGGCCCGTGCCCTCCTATGGCTCTCTCCTGCCCTTACTCCTACAAATGCGAGGTCTTTATTATTTAGTTTCACGTAATTCTCAATAGCACTGAAGAAATAGCCCTTCTTTCCGAATTGTGCCTGTATTTTGTTTGTCACTACTTCAAAGGCAGAAACAGGAGACCAATCTATTTCAGGAATTGCTTCTATTTGCCTGCAAGCTTCTTCTATAGTTTCTAAAGTACCCGGGAAGCTGGCATCTGACAGATGAGACCATACGGAAAACTGCCTACCCGACTCATTTGCCACGTCGTTTACTATTCCAAGCATGGCAATACTGTCTTTTCCCCCTGATACTGCTACGTAAGGACTTTTACACTGAGAAAAAGCCTGCCTTACGATTGATTTTGCAGTATTTAACTTCTTTAAAAAGCTATTGCTATGCTGCCTTATTTCTCCTAATTCTTTAAGATACATAACACCATCCCTTGCTTTCTCTATGCCAGTATGGGGGCCTGTATCCACACTGAATTAAGGTGAATTTGTCCGGCAAATTATCAGATGAATTCACAGGAATCGGCCTCATTACTTTTCCATTTAGTCCCACTTCAGACCAGTCACTATGCCACTCTTCAAATTGCCATGAGTCTATATATCCAAAGCCCTGGCTTTTCTTCTTTCCTATGGCAGTTACAGTCTCACACAGATCTTTTATTTCTTCCATGTTCCCATAGGCATACCAGGTGAGTTTGTCAAGAAGGTATATATTCATAGGCATACGGTAAGCCTTATATTTACCGGCAGTTAAATTTACCTTCTGGCTTTTACCTTTAAAGTCAATGTATTCTTCACCTTCTTTAACGTCAAAACGTTTATGCCAGTGCTTTATATATTCTCCCTGTGGCACTTCCTGATTAAAAGAACACGCCCAGTACCATTGAGGCTCCTTACCCCTTCTTTCGAAAGGTAATGGGGCATGTTCTAAATTTTCATCAGGAGGACTGCCACAATAGATTAAGTCCGGTCTATAGATGGCAAAATACTGATATTGAAGAATTGAGTCTAATGGAAAGTTATAGTCAGACCCGGCAACACGGCCATCAAGTAAATATGCTGTTATTTTTAATGGCTTCATTATGCTGCCACTCCTAACATTTTTACTATGTGATCTTTATTCTGTTCAAGGTATTTGATATAAGTATCCACAAGGAAGCTATCGTATTTATCTTTTGCCTCATGTGCTGGCTTACTCATCCATATCTGCTCATCTGATACGGAAAGGAATTTTCCTGTATCCTGAATAGTCAGTTTTTCTGCATTACCCATTACCTGCCAGTTATATTCAATATCCACAAGACCACAGCCAACTGCCTGCTTACCGCCTATATACGGCCTTTCGCTGAATTTACAAAGGCATGCCACAAATGCACCAAGTTCAATATCGGAAACATTATGAAGCACAATTCTTTGATACAATTGAGTTCCGGCGGCAAGAAGTTCTACGGTATAACGCATCTGTTGAGGGGCATCCTTTTTTTCTTTTTTTGCCTCTGTTTCTTTCTTTTTCTTGCCGGGACCTTTTATGTTTTCCTTTATATCTTTCATGTTCTCAGAATGTTCCGCCTCGAACATATCAAATTGTTCCACTTGTTCTGCCGGCTGTGGCTGTTCTATATTTTCAGGAAGTGCTTCGATTACTTCCGGCTCTGTTGCTATATAGCCACGGTGATTATCATTCTTTGCATCATCATAACGGGTAAAGGACTTCTCATAAGTAAGTTGTCTCCAGGAAGGAAGGTCTTTATCTTTGTAAATTTTAGGAAGTAAGTTTTTACATTCTGTGCAAAGTGGGTATAAAGCACCGACGTTTATCTTGCCGCACAATATTTGATTCCCCACTCCCCCTCCGAATAATGCAAGGTGTGGAATAAATTTCCTGTATTCACGGCATTGGCTGACATCAATACTCTGTTCTCCACTCAAAGCACCCCCGGAAAACAGAAGGTAAAAGTGCTGAAGTGGTATCTGAATATTACCAAGTTTCTCCAGGAAATACACTGCACCCATGTCACGCATAAGGCCCCTGAAAGCATTACCGGAAAAAGTAAAAGTTTCCTGCCTGTTTCCATCTTCGTCTATAACTGTATCTGTGGCAAGATACGAATCTATACCTATGCTGTCCCCTATATGGCTTAATGGGCTTTTTAAGGTCACTTTTCCTTCTAATTTTATAGTTTTGCCTTTATCTGGATTTTGCATTCAATACGGCCTCCTTTATCTTTTCTTTTGCTTCCTCAAAGTCTGTGTCGTCGTTAAGTTTCTGGAATGTCCCTTCCAGTGGTCTTTCTCTTTCACACCTATCACGAACAAGCAAAATTATCTTACTTGTTTTACGGTATAAATTTGCCAATACTGTCTGATGGTCTACTTCTGCAAGCACGTCAACAAGGAAACGTCTTCTTCCCTGTTCTTCACGCTTCACGAAGGACCCGTCGCCAAGTGCTATCATTTCGACTGGAATATCAAGAATGGTCTGAGAAAATGCCGGCTTTATCGTTGGGCAGTGCAATTTCGGCTTTAAATTTTCAAGGAAACAGTCAAGATCCATTGCTCTTTTTGCTACAGACTTTACACTTCTTTCCACGTATCCCCAGATGTCAGGTGTTATTTTCATCTTTTTTATATCCCGGCTTCTCCATGTGGCATATACAAGTAAAGCACCTACGGCTTCCTCGAATGTATCTGTCATGAAATTAAAATACATTTCTTACTCCTTTCATTGTTTTATTTCTTTAAATGAGGTGAATTAACACCTCGAATATTGTTAGCTTAATTTAGATTAATAGTGCCCCTTGTTGGCTATTTTTAAACAGTTTTATTATTATTATTTCACCCCCTTTTAATAGTCCGCGTCACCATATCTCTTAGAACTGCTTCTTTTATTTCTTCTTCCCGATCTATTATCCCGGCTTCTTGCATAATTGTCATGCCTATATAATGTGCCTGTTCTTTGTTTTCTGCATATAAAGTGATAATACAGGTATCTTCTTTTTCATTATATTCAATATTTTCAACGCTATCAGGTGGAATTTCTTTCTTTATATTATTTTCTATTAGTTCTAATTTTAATTTTTCTTCCCGGTGAAATACAATATAACGATATAAATTCATTCCTTATTCTGCCTTTCTATTTCTTTTATCTTATCTTCTAAGAAAAATTCCATTATTTGTAATGCATCCATATATCCGGCATAATAATTTGACATATGTTTTGTTACTTCAGCCTTTGCCTTTAATTTATGAATATGCTTATCTATTAAATTATTTATACACTGAATACACTTAGACATTTACTTTTGTTTATTCTTTCTTTTGTGCTAAAAAAACTGATAATTCAAAAACCCTATATTCTTTCTGTTTTAAATTATTTAAGTGATCCGATAACTGATAAAACCTATCTATCCCAAAACGTTTTATTCTCTCGGTGGAATATCTACCTGTTAAAATTTCCTCTTTTGAAAAGATAACATAAAGCCTTTCGATTATATCTATTAATTCTTTAAATTTAGCCCTATTAACAGTTATATTTAAATCCTCAAATCTTATTGTGAAAATTTCCGAGGAATAATTAACTTTTGAATTGTAATGCAACCAACGCTGTCCACTTTTTGCAATACAAAGTATAAAAGGAATAGCCGGCGGATCTAATACTATTTCCTTTAACTCAGGTCTTGCTGGGTGTTTCAGGTAATTCTCAGTGGCAAAAATACTGTAATTTCGAAGGCTTGAACTGGAAAGGCAGAAGGAACAGCCTGGGCAGCAGGACTGAGAAGTCAAGTATCTGCTGCCAGAAATATCAGTAAAAGTTTCTTTTATCGTTTTTTTCCGGGCAGTACCATGGAAGCCCGTCTCCCCTCCGCATAGAAAGCAGTATTTATCTTTTACTTCCGGGTAATCCTCAAAAGTATATATTACCTGTTTGTTCATCGGCAACTGAATTACAGGTGTTTTTTGGGCTGCCTGGTATATGAAGTTTGTCGGTGTTATTAACTGCATTATTTCAGTCCCCTTCCCATATTCCATCCGGCCTCATTTGTGCCAGTGCCAGAAGCTGGTACAATGCTTTCTTCGCATTCCCTTCAGTTGACTTCCAGTAATCCATATCCACTTCATCACCTAATTTTGCTATTGCACTTTGTAATATCGGAATACTTTCTGCCCCAGTCTTACCATAAATTGTTCTTATCCCATCTTCTCCCATTGTTTTGTAGTAATGCCGGGAATAATTATATGTAATATTTATCCAGGCTTCCCGTGTTCCGCCTATCTGATAAGTTCCGCCTTTCATATAATGCACTTCGTTTAATTCTATTGTTTCTTTTGTTACCGGATCTTTAAGTTCTATATCGTAACTCATCTACTTTTCTCCTTTCTTTTATCCCGGCGGGGCTGATTTCCGCCGGGTGAGTCTAAAATTACCTTACAAAAATTATCTTTTTTTTATAAACTTGCTAATATCTCAAGGGGAACATTCACTTCCTTTCGTTTTTTTATTTTATATTTGAAGCAGTATTACCACTGCATTCAGACATGTATATATCAATGGCCTTTGAAACAGCATCGGCACAGGACAAAACTTCTTCTTTCCCAGTCATAGAAGGTGAAGGGCAACGAATACCACATAGGGTATTCTTAATTTCTTTCAAACTGGTCCCGTTTCGTAATGCTATAGTTATTACCCTGGCAAGGCTTTCAAGCATACTAAAACTACAGCCGCCGGGCTTACCTGTGGTAATAAATAACTGTTTGTCATTTATGGTGCAGTATAAGTTACCACAGCCAGTATTTACCCTGATAGTTATTCCTTTATTTAGTTCATAGTTTATTTGAGGCTTCGCCATCTCAGTTATAACTTACTCTCACTTTCATTATGAATACTTGACCGTCTACGGGCTTTACTTTCTTTTCTTCCACCTGTAACAATGTAAAGGCTAAAACTAACAGGAAGCATCCGTCGTTAAGCTGCATCGGCATATTGCCTCACCTTATTTTTTAATAGATAGTCCCCGTAAAGGGAAAGTGCCATTGCATCAGTTATATTGTTATCTTTTAAATTCAAGTGGAATTTGTTGTTTATAAACTTTATAGTCTCTTCTTTCTTGCAGTTCCCTTTTCCAATAATTGCTTTCTTCCATTCTGAATTCGATACTTCTTCTATCATTGCATCAGGATATTGAAGAAGAATTGAAATTTTTATTCTTTCTACACACCTGGCAATGTCAAGGGGTGACTTACTGAATTTCTTGCCAATAAAGGGCTTTTCTATTACTACCATTTCGGGCCGGGTGTTGGCATACACTTCAGCCACCTGTTCCATATACTGCAGTGTTTTTTCTTCTTTTATCAGGCCAAACTGAATATTGTCGTCCGAATCGTATGCACAATAGCCGGTATTGTTTCCGGGGTCAAATGCAAGTATCATATTTATTCTCCTTTCATTCCGGGTATATATCTTCACCGCACATTATGCAGTGGTAAAATTCCATATTACTGTGTATAAGATCGTCAACTGCTTCATATTTCATTGACAGCTTTTCTATCACTCCCCTGTCACCACATCGGGGGCAACAGGGCTGGACTCGTTTTTTCCTTTACCATTTTTAGGTGTTACGTAATAAAGGAAAGGCTCTGTCCTTACATTACGTTGACGGCGTATTTTATCTTCATTTAAAAGTTCTTTTATTGCTGTTTCTAAATATTTACTGTTATTTTCTCCTACGGCTTTATAAAATTTATCACGTAATTCTGCACCGGCTTTAGTAATGCTTGTTACGTTTGTATATACCAGTGACACCATTGTGTTTAGTTTCACGTAGTTATAAATTTTAAGCTTTAAGTTTTCAATGTATTCCCTGAGTTCTTTAGGTGAACGGCGTTTTTTTGTAGGTGTTTTTTCCGGTACTATGAATGCCGGGGCTCTACTTTTTTGTAGTCTATGGATACTTCAGGCTTTATTTCTTCTTTTTTAGTTTCACTTATAATTTCTTTCAGTCTGAATTCTTTTAATTCTTCTTCCAATTCTTTTATTTTTGCATCATACGAATCTATTACGGCGTGTATCTTTTCCTCATACCCGGATGTTATTTTATTCACGTCCACCTGACTTGAATACTTTATACCCCTTACGGATTCTAAATTCTTTCTATCGGCATCAAAGCACAATGAAGCACTTTCTATGCCGGAAAATTCAATATTTAAAAGCCCGAATTCATCTATTAGATCCCATTTTATTTGTGGCATTATCTTACTCCTTTCCTTAAAATTTTTACCTTCAATTTTCTTACCCCGAACAGCTTACATTCCTTATGGGTATCGAAAAACAAGTCTATCTTGTGGCCTTTTATAGAATCGTGCCAGAAAACCTCGTCCCCTTGTGGGCGAGGATGAATGGCACGCCTCTGTTCACAGATTGTTCTTTTGCTCATCAATATACCTCTGTATCGTATCAGCAGTTACAGTGCCTGCAGTTCCAACATAATAACCCTTGCTCCACAGACCAGAACCCCAAAATTTGTTAGTCTTTAAGTCAGAATAATTTTTAAATAGCTCTATAGCAGTAATACTCTTAATAGTTTTTACAATATCTGTTGGTGCTATATAAGGTGGTACTGATATAAATAAATGGATGTGCTCGGGCATTATCTCTATATTGAGTAATTCATATTCGTAATTATTACAAATAGTTTCAATAAGTTCTTTAAGGAAGTCTGCTAATTGCCCCTCTAAAACCTTATGTCTATATTTAGAACACCATACAATATGGTAATTAATATTGTATTTACAATGTTTAGTAGATTTAATATTCAAAAGAAAATCCTCCACCATATTTAATCAGTTCTATTTTCTTAGTTGCCACATTTCTAATCGTTCCGGTTCTATTTTTTAATCTAACCCAGTTTCCATAATTAAAAACACCTTTAATAGTCCAGATTTTACCTGTCAGTCTTACTGTGTCTCCAGGCTGGTAAGGATATTTTTTCTTTCTAATAGAAGGTTTAAAACCTGACCTGTTTGTTTGTAATGACCTGTTATGTCGCCTGTGTTGTATTATAGAATAAGACTTACTTCTACTCTGTTCTTTTCCTCCTGCTATAACAAAAGCATCATTAATATGTGATTTTGGAAGTGCCAGTTCTATTCTCTTCTTTTTTGTAATATAACCATAAGTATATGAAAGTTTCCTTTCTCTTTCTTTTAGAGAGGAGAGTAATTTCCATCTTATGGTCGTCATAAATCCTGCCTCTCTGTAACCTTTAGAGGGTTTAACTGTGAGAGTAATTTTCCCGGCTGATACCTTACTGTGACAGGTTTTACAGAGAGTTATTAAATTATCAGGTCTATTACCTCCTGTTTGTCTGCTTTCTAAATGATGAGTTTCAAGTATCTTATCTTTAGATTTTCCCCTGCAATGCTGGCAGGTATGGCCGTCTCTATATAAGACATACTCTCGTTCATTCCAGAAACCTTTCTGTTCTCCATTTTGATATTCTACCCCTTCTATTTCAGGGTTCTTAATTTTCTGTATATCAAAATTTGCTACTTCTATGACTATATCATTAACAGGTAATATGTTTTCAAGTTTTTCTATAATTCTTTTATGGCTATTCTCTTTGTGTTGTAATGAAGGAGCTAACCACCCTTCTTCTTTCTTTCTGTTTAGAAACCTTACCGGTCTGTACCAGGTTTTTCTGTTTCTTCTACATCTTCTATAACTCCTTCTTTCTGAATTCAATTTAACTATATCTTTCCTTAATATAACAGAACCTGAAAATAATTCTTTTTTCTCTGTGATTGCTGATAATCCAATATGAAGATACCCGCTATCTATTCCCAGAGTAACATCCTGTTTTGTCTCTCCTGTTGCAATAGTAAGTTGAATTGTAAAGGGAGTTCTCCTTACTACTTTTGCTTTGCCTTCTCTTAAGAATTTTTTCCCTTTAGCGGGTGAACATGGCATTAGAGCTTTTCCTCTTTGATTTAATACATAAACAAAGCTATACAACTTGATTACTCCTTACTAAAAGATTTTGCCAATAGATACTCTCAAGTTCTATTCCGGAACCTTTTAAAACCGGTTGGATCCCATCGAGGTGTTATTCAGGGTTTTTAAGCTTTAAGCACTGTCCCTACCCCACAGGACTGTTTAACTTAAAACCACAGAGCTGACTGGACGTGAGAGATATCCGCAGGTGTGTATGTATCTCTCCTGAATAACTGCTGCATAAAGAACATTATTCCTTAAGCCTCTAAGCAATGTGATAACTTACGGGTTGCACCGCAAGCCCTGTCCCCTTGTGGGCGGGGTCATTGACATTTTCCTGGGCAGTTTCTGACAACTGAGATAATCTCTTAGGTCTTCTATCTTTATTACTTGAAATTATAGGGTCGTGTTTTATTACCGTGTTGAATGATTTCTTATAATCAGGATTGTTTTTCCAGGTTCCTTTGGCCTTCATCCGTTCTTCTTTTCTCTGCCTTCGTTCTTCCCGCTTTAATAAATTTTCTACTTTACTATTCATAATTCAGTCCTTTCTTTACTTCCTCTTTCGGTAAGCCGGAGGTACAGGATGGAGGGCTTCCTGCCCGGCCTACCAAAAGAAAGGAGATACTATTTTTTGCCCAATATGCATTTTTTATTTTTAAATATGCTATAATTTCATTATGTTTTTGGACTCTCTCACTTTTATAGTGAGGGAGCTTTTTTATTCTATTTAATTTTCTTTTTACTTTATATATAATTCGATACTTATAATTTAAATCCTTTCTTATTATAGAAAATTGTTAGAAAAATTTTTTATTTATTTCTTACATAAAATACCTCTTTTTTTGTTGTTTTCTTTCACTATCTGAAGTAGATCTACACCGTGCTGGGAACAAACAGTATCTATCAAATCAATAATATTTACGCCGGTAGATTCTCTTTTTAAATTGTTTTTCATATAACATGCTTTACAATCGTTAACCCGATAACTACGAAACACATAGAATTCATCTAATGTAAAATTCTTTTTACAACTCCGACATTTTTTATATAAAACCGGAACCACTGTTGCCACAATTAACATCCTCCTTAGTTTAAAAGCTTTAAAAATTCATATTTATTTTTCTTCAATTTTCGTATTGCAACCGCCATTAAAGAACTTACCTTATCGTGTTTTATATTTAATTTTTTA